ATGCCCCTTGCGATACACGGGAGGTCTGGATTGCCATAAGTCTCTAGCGGCCCCGACAAAGTTTCCCTTGGCGGAGTTACTAGCAGCACTAGCAACACGTTTGCTTATATCTGCAATCATGTTGATAGTCTGGCTATACTGAACAAGGTCTTGCGCGATGTTATTCACATCTTGCCCGGCCCGATCAATTAGCTTTCTTATGGCTTTGTTATCGACAGTGGTATTAGCCGCTGAAGATAGGTCTAAGTTACCATAGTCACCACCGAGCGCAGCACTATACGGACCATATTGGACAGAGTATTCGTTGGGATTCGTGGTAAACCACGTTTGCTCAACGCGTCCTCCATCTTTGATGGTTGTCATAGTCATGCTGTAATCGTTTATAGGCAAGGTACCTGATTTCTTTTTTGCAGCAAATCCAGGTGTCACCGTTCCGCTCTGAGTACGTTGAAAAGTCATGTATTGGACGGTTCTATCATAAGATAGAGCGCCCCGTTCATAACCAACATCATGCCCAGTTGCGTAATTAGTGATATTGGCGCCGCGTTGAGATTTCGGATTCCAAACCCTAGGTGGACGGCCCCGTGAGGGACCCGTCGCTCTCGTTCGCGCCGAATGGCGCGCACGCCGGAAGTCATCACCTTGCCCCTTAATTAAAATCAAGGGTTGTACCCCACTACTGGCTTTGGCTTTAGGCCGCTCCCAGCTGAAGGGGTACTTAACAGGGTAATGATATACTGTGTTACGTCTTGGGTAATATAGGAACCAGTCGAGCATCACGCGATAGCCTGAACGCACTTGGGGAACCGTTACACTGAGTTGATCCGGTATATCAGATAACTGATACATCGGGGACACCCAGGCACGTGTTCCGTTCTTGCGCCAGATACTAAAGCGAAAATACTCGCCATTGTTCCAACCAAGACTTCTCCACAGAAAAGCCGTGCTCAGTATTTGGGCCTTTATTTTCTTAGCGTCAGCCGGTAGATCCGCCGGGTAGCTCGTTATGAGCGCCATAGGATCAGACCAGCTCAGCTAAAAACTGAGCCGTTTGCAAACTATAAGGAGATGCGAGCGCCTGGTTAGCACGCTGAATAACAGGCCCCTTGTGGGGGTCTGGAGACAGACATGCGCCAGCCACAAACATCACCCCAATTACAATTGACCAATACAGGGCGTACGCAAACAGTTGGGTCAACCGAGATAATCGGTCGATCCAATCAGCTTGTGATTTTCGACCTGGACGGTTTCTTGGCATTGAGGATCCTTAGTTAGTTAACAAACGAGGTCTCACGGGTGCAACTCGTGAGGTCCAAAACTAC